CAACCTCTCGATCGCGACGAACGAGTCGTACACCCGCGACGACGGGACGGAGGTTGACCGGACGGAGTGGCACGATGTCGTCGCCTGGGGTCGCCTCGCGGAGGTCGTCGCGGAGTACCTCTCGAAAGGGTCTAGCCTCTACGTCGAGGGCAAGCTCCAGACGCGGAGCTGGCAGGATCGCGACGGAAACGAGCGGTACAGCACCGAAATCAAGGCCCAGGAGGTCACGTTCCTGGGAGGCTCTGCGAGCAACGGAGGCGGCTCGAATGGGCCTCCCCCTCGTGGCTCCCAGTCCAGCGCGCCGCAGGACGGAGCGGAGGCCAACGCGCCGCAGGACGAGGAGGACGAGACGTTCGTTCCCGACGACGAGCTCCCTTTCTGAGCTAAATTCAGCCGCGAGAGCGCGGGTTTTCGCGAGGTTGCAGAGTTGGTTTCATGCGCTGGGCTACGCCGCGCGGATAGGAGCCCAGAGACGGAGGTTCGAGTCCTCCCCTCGCGACGAACTTTTTACCGCAGTAACCACCCCCTCCGCTATGGGACTCTCAATCGCAGAACGCAGACGCACGCACAACCCGAAAGCTCTATTCGCGACGCACCTCCTCGACAAAACCCTCGACGCGATCGAGAAAAAGGGCCGCGACGCGGTCGGCTACGATTGGGTACTGGGCGACATCAGGGGGCGACTCCCGTTCGAGCAAGCCTGTCGAGCGGCTGGGGCGACTCCCGCAGCGATTCGCGGCGAGGCGAAACGTCGGCTCGCGACCTCCCGGAGCGACGATCCCCTCAAACAGGCTCGCGTCGAGGACCTCCAGGTCCTCCGCGACGACCCGAACACTTGGGAGCGGAAAACCGACCTCGTCGTATCGGGGGCGCTCTGCGAGTCGACGCTCGACCAGCAAATCCACGACGGGCACGTCGAGAGCGTGCTCGCCCCAAAGAGCGATGACAACAACCTCCCCGTTCGCTGGGTCGCGGTCGAGGGTCCAGGTATCGAGGAGACTCGATTCAGCTGAGCCCTCGCCCGATGAACGACCTGTTTTGCGAGCTCCGACGCACCGGGGCGTACCGGGGCGTCTGGAGGGTCTACGACCGCGAGCGCGACGCCCTCTCGATTCGATTCTGGTTCGATCGGGAGGTCGCCCAGCGTTACCTCGAACCCTAACTTTCCCCGCTATGGAATACCTCCTCGATCACGACGACTGGCAGCTCGCCAAACGACTCGCGAAGCAGCGAGACTCAACGAAAGCCGCCACCTGTCACAACGGGCGCGTCTCCAGAGAGGAAAGCGAGAAGCGTCACTTACGGGGGCTGGCCGGGGAGATCGCGTTCGCCCGCTGCTTTGGGTTCGACGTGGACGACGAGCAGCGCCCCGACGGAGACCCCGGCTACGACTTCGTGCCCCCCTGCGGCGCTACGATCGACGTGAAAACGCGCGCCGAAGCGGGCAAAGACTTTGCCCTCACGGGGGACGACCTGGGGGACTTCGACGCTCACTGTGGAGTCCTCGTTTGGCCTGTTCCCGACGGGGCCGCGATGCGCCTCGTTGGATGGACCACCCCCACACACCTCCTCTGGAAAGGGAAGCGAACAAACTGGGGGAGCGTTGGCCGAAAGTGGTGGGTTGACTGCGAGGATCTCCTCCCGATAGATATTCTCTATAACCGACTCGCACAAACCGATGAGTGACTCCGACGACGCGCCCGATGAGGGCGTCGACCCCGACGACATGAAAAACCACGACCCCGACGAGGGGCCTCGATCGCGCCGCGACCTGGGGGCGACAGACGAGGACGAGGTCGACGGGCGCGAGTTGGCCGACGCCCTCTATGGGAGACTCGACGACGACTCCCCAAAGTTCGAGGAGGGCGACCGCGTCGCGTACCTCGCGGACCACAAAGACGAGTACAAGGACGCCTCCGCGATCGGGACCGTTACGGAGGTCCGCGACGAGGGAGTCCTCGTCGACTACAGCGACGGGTCGCCCAGCGCCAAACTCACCCCTCGACGTAATCTCCACAAACTCGACTCCGACGAATGAAACCGCTCCTCGCTCTAAAGGGACTCGCAGCCCTCGTTCTGTTCCTCGCTCTGATCCTCGCGCTCGCGGAGATCGTCGAGCTGATCTTGTGGGGGTTCGCTGCACTCGTCGCGGTCGCTGCGACCGCAGGCGCTACGTTCTACGCTCTCGACAAACTGACCGATCTGATCCTATGACACACCCCAGCAAGCGAAAGGGCAACCGATTCGAGCGAGAGGTCGTCGAGGAGGCAGAGGCGCGAGGCCTGGAGGCCGAGCGCGCGTACGCCTCCGACGGGCGCTCCCTGGGCGAAGCGGAGGAGTGCGACGTTCTCATTCGGGGCCGCGAGGACATGATAACCGACGCGGTTCGCGTACAGGCGAAGCGGCGAAAGTCGATCGCCTAGTATATCACCCCCGACGAGGAGGTCGACATTCAGGTCGTTCGGGAGAATTACGGCGACGCCCTCGCGATCGTCCCCCTGGGCGATTACCTGGAGCTCCTCCGCGAGGCGACCGAATCGGGGGAGGAGGAGCCCGATCGAGAGGGCGCGAGCATGGCCGAAATCATACAGGCTCGCGACGAGGGCTGTCGCGCCGCAGCTGGAGCCGCGTCCAAAGAGTCGAACCCGTACCGGGGCACGCGACCGAAACTCGCCCTAGCCTGGGACGACGGGTTCGCTCGCCCCCTAATGGACCACGCAGAGGCGATCCTCGACGGGCTCGACCCCGACGCCTAAACGACGAGATCCCAGGCCTCCCAGACACGACGCGCCCCTATATGGGGCGATTTCAGGGCTACAGCCCCACGAACCCGCACACTCACAAACGACACCCCGCTATGAAGTTCACCGCAGAATCCGACGAGCTCCTCGACGCCCTCAAAACCGCAGGCCGCGCGCGCCCGACCTCCGCAACGATGCCGATTATCGAGCGGGTCCTCCTCGGTTTCGACGGGATCGACCTCACGGCGCGCTGCACGAACCTCGAACAGCACGTCGTCGCGATGTGCGACGCCAATTTCGACGAGGCGCATGATGGCCCCAGCGAGACCGCGCTCCCGTACGATCGCCTCACGAATACGCTCCAGGCCCTCCCCAACGTGCCTGTCCAGGTCACGGTCGACGAGGACTTTAACGTCCGAATGGACACCGGGCAGGGAACCTATGAAATGAAAGCGAGCGACGCGGCCGATTTTCCCGACCTCCCCGACGCAGAGCTCGACACCGAAATCGACGTGAACGGGGAGCTCGACGATACGATCGACCGGACGGAGTTTGCTGTCTCCCAGGACAGCCTCCGACCCGCTATGATGGGGGTCCTCTTTCAACCCGTAGGGCAGGACTCCGTCGCGGTCGCCACCGACGGACACCGAATGTCGAAACTCGACCTCGACCTCGATCTGTCGGCTACCTCCGAAAACGAGTGGCACACAGACCCCGACCTCATTATCCCCGACGAGGCCCTCTCGATTATCGGGCGCATGGACGCGGACCTCCTCCAGGTCGGGGAGGGGCACGTCGCGGTTCAAGGGGCAGAGGGAACGCTCGTCTCGCGTCTTATCGACGAGCGGTTCCCGAATTACGGCGCTCTGATCCCCGACAACGACGACGAAATGGTCGTCGACCGCGAGGAGCTCCTGGGAGCCGTTCGGCGCGCGAACATCTACGCCTCCGACATGACGAACCAGATCCGACTCCAGATCCAGGCGAGCTCCGTCCTGGTCGAGGGCGAGGACGCGGCCCGGTCGAGCGAGTCGGAGGAAACGGTCCCCTGCGAATACGACGGGGGCACGCTCGAAATCGGGTTCAACGCGGAGTACCTGGAGGAAATCCTCTCCGTCGCGGAATCGGAGCGAATCCGGTTCGAGCTGGGCTCGCCCAACGACGCAGCGGTCGTTCGACCGGAGGAGCGCGAGGATCACATGATGCTGCTGATGCCCGTTATGCTCAACGATTACTCCTAACCCCCAGGCCCAGCGCCTGGGCCTGTCATTCGATCTTTTGAGTACGAGATTCACCCCGCTTTGGACACGATCGACAACCCATTCAGAGAAGTGATTTCGCGCCTCGACGGAGTCGAGGGGCGGGGCGACCAACGCTCCGCGCGATGCCCAGCTCACGACGACAGCTCCCCCAGCCTGTCCGTATCGAAAGGCGACACGCAGCCCGTCGTTCTACACTGTCACGCAGGCTGCACCGACGAG